GGAATCTCCAATACCGGCTGAGAATGTTTCAAAGCCGGAAACTGCTCCGGCGAATGTTAACGCTCCTGTACCTGTAGTAGTAGAAGTTTCCTTTACACGGTCATTAATTACTAATGCCATTTAAACTCCCTAAGCTAATCGTAATATAGCGTTTGATGCGTCTGCTGCCGGAAACTGTATGGTAAATGTTCCAGCTGTAGATGTTTTATCCCCACCAAAATCTAATATTACTACGGCTTTATCACTTTGAGTATCATTATAAATTAATGCTCCCCTCGCTGTAATCGTTGCTGAAGTCCAAGACGTGTCAGCAAAATCACAAACTGCCGTATCTGTGCTAAGAACTGGAGTAACACTGGTTAAAGTGTTTCCTGTTGCTGTATAGCCAGTACCTGAAACTTCAGCAGTTGTAGTATAAGCAGTTGTAGATTTAGATATTGTAGCGGAGTTGGTATACAAAGCAATTTTAAATGAGTTACCAGTTGTCGCAGTAAAATTATGCGTCCCTGTTAAGACCTCTGTTTTAAAACTATTTGCCACAGCTTGAGTAATAGCCATATTATTGTCCTCCTGTTGTTGCGCCACCCATTGGCTTAATTGAACCTAATTGAGGTTGGAAGGATGGACGCGGTATTCTTAATGCACCATGCATATAGTCATCACGTTGAGCCCTTCCCATTTGTTGCATAGCGACAGCTTGAATAGCCTGCGCATATGATTGTGTATAAGTTTGCAGCATCTCCATGGGCCCTTTTAAAAATTTAAAAGCTTCCACAAGACAACCGTATAGTAATGCTTTTGGAGCATTATTACCCATCCAAGACGTTGTATTTGTACTGGATAAAGCAGCGTCTAGTTTACTCAAAGCCAGCTCAAAATACAAGGCTGAACTTGGAGTAGGAACAACATATATACTGTTGTAATCCCATTGTGTATAATATTTTGGCGTTCCTGTCAAGTTTCTGTTAGGCCAGTACTCATTCATGAACGAGACATCCTTTTCCTCCAGATATGTTCTATTTCCAGTGGAATCAGTGGCCGTCAAGTCAGCCAAGACATTAACGCTCCTTATAACAGAAAAACTTGAAGGTGTAGGTGTTGTTCCTCCTGGAACAATTAAAAAAGGATTAGATGATGTAAATTGAGTATATTGATATGATCTAAAAGCTGGAATATCCAGCTGCCTTACAAGATCATTTTCAGTATGCTCAATAAAATCATCGACAATAGTATCAGATAAGACAGAACTGTCTGTTTCTGTATATTCTCTTATTTGGGTTACTAATTCACTATATGTTGTCATTATGCCCTACTATTTACTGGTCCGGCAGAAGCAACAGATCCTCCACCTACTTGTGTAGAAGTAGCTGCACTATTTACAACAAAAGTATAACTATCACTAATAGTAGTATTTTGTGGGGATGTAGTATTAACAACTGTAATAGAATATGATCCATAAACTTTAGATCCATCATCATGTGATACCGCTGTTGTGTCTCCTAAGGTAACTCCATACGAAGGAGCTCCACTTCCACGTGTCAATCCTGAAAGAACATTAGTTGAAGTATTATTAGATGTATATTTAATTGTTTCACTTAATATTTCTACTGGTACACCTGAACTTGTCTTATCTTCATTAATAACAATGTATCCACTTGAAGGAAAAGCAGAAGAATCAGTTAAAGTTATGCTTGTGCTTGAAGCCGTAAGAGCCCCATTTAAAGTTGTATTTAAATTAAAAACTGAAGCTGCTATACCTCCTATGCTTCCCCCTATATTTCTTAACCTAACTGCATCATCAGTTGATCTTTTATGAGAAATCTCAGTAACAGTTATAGTGGTTGTTCCAGCTGTAGATATAGGATTATTTTGTAGTAAGTTAGGAACAGGCAATTCTATTCTAGCGGGCTTTGCATTTTTTAATGCCTGTGGGTCAGGACTATGTTCGTGTGGCATTAACTGAGGAGCCTTTGGCTCATATTCACTTGTATGTACCCAGGCACCAGTCCATTCCCGTACCATTTCGGTATAGGGGAATTGTAATCCACTTCTATCAGAAATGGCAATAGCAAATTTTCCACTAGCGTATGCCATTTATTTTACCAAACAGATACACTAGATGTAGCCACATGAAATTTACCACCTTTAGTAGCTGCACCCATTCCTCTTGAAGTTCCACTTTCTCCTCCTTTAGGAACTGAAACAACTTTTTCTCCTTGAGACATAGCTTTAGCTTTAGGGGCAGAATCAGTGCCTCTATCGCTCCAATTTCCTTTTACTCCGCCATCTTTTTTTCTAGCGTTAGTAGTTTGGGTATTCCAACGTCTATTACTCATTTTTCCTCCTTTTTACAATCGCAGTCCTTACATTCACAATTGTCTCCGCAATTGCAATCAGGGCCACATTCACATTTTGGCATATTCCCTCCTATGGTATATATGCTTGTGCTGGCTTAACTCTGAACGACACTCGTTCGCGGTTGGCATCAGCCGTTCTATTAAATTCCTCGTCATAAACAGCTTTTAAGTTAGCGGTTAACATAGGGGATCTCTTTAAAGACATATAATAAGCTAATCCTGAAACTAAGCAAGGAAGAAAATAAAAGGGTACGTCAGCATTATCAGTGTAATCTCCCGCATCTTGTATTCTGTTAATATAAAAATACTTTAAAATATAAGCTTTATCAGGACTAGGATATAAAAATATAGTCATATCATTTTCTGGTCGTCCATAATCACTGCCAGAAGCAGTGGTTACTTGCCCATTAATCATACAATATTGTGTTGGTCTAGCATCCCCTGAAGAGGACTGCTCTTTCCTGCTTAAATTCATATATTCTGTTCGTGAAATTTTTGTAATGGACACATCAGTTGTATCTTTGTCACCCTCTATGTTTGCTGTAGCTCCAGCTGTAGTGGTTATAACAGCGTCAACAATATCAACTACCTTTTGATCAATAGTATAAAAATTAGTTCCTGCTGTCATGGTTTGTGTTGCGTAATCAATGGTCCATAAGTTTAAACCACGATTAGCCCAATCTGAAAACATTAAATTTAGGGATCTTCTAGCGGTTTTTAAGTCATAACCGCTTCTTACCTCAAGGCCGCACCTTTCGTATGCTTCCTCAATGATCTCTTCTATATTAAGATTAAAAGTTCTTGTGCCCGAATAAGCCATAAACTTTTATCCGTATATAATTGTGACCATATCAACGTTAGATAATGTCGCATATCCGCTGCTTTCACATCGTAGACCTAATCCTGGCAAATCAATTTGATAAAATGCAGGTTCTCCCGCACTTGATCCACCTACTGGTGTATCAAAAACTGCCAATGAAGTTCCACCTGACCCTCCATCTTTTATTGTAATACTACCTGCCGTAGTATCACTAACAAAATAAATAGATAAGACTTTGCATGGACCAGCAAATATTGCCCCTGAAGACGTTAATCTAGTAGTCTTTACGGGTGTGCTATAATCACTCATAATTTTTGTCCTATATTAAAGAGTGGGGATTTCTCCCCACTCAGATTAGTTATTAACTCCAAACAAAAGTACCAGTACTACCTGTTGGAAATTTACCTAGATCGTGAGCAAAGTCCCAAGTGCCTTTTTCATAGCACGTAAAATACAGATAACAACCAAATGTTAATCTATTAGTTGCTGCATTTGCAGGTGTGAACGTTAATATCGTTTCACTTGCTGCAGACGTATCCATACCTATGATAGCTCCTGAAGTAGTTTCAACTTTTGAACCAGTTCTGTATACATCACTACCAGCACAAGTGAATGTGAGTGTAGCTGTTCCACCAGCTGTGTCATCAGATTGTAAATGTGCTACCACAGATCCTACTGTTGCTGACGGTAAAGTTACCGCTTGAGCAGCAGCCCCTGTATAATTGTTGATAGTAACTACATTAACCGTATACGTTAGTGTACTTGATGTTGATACGGCAGTGGCAGTTAGACTGGTAAGATCTGTTTTTAGTCCCAGAGTTCTTGCAGTATAAGTACCTAGCGTTGAGCTTTTATTGACCTGTTGAAATCCTTTTTCGGACCGTACCGGGCCATTAAATGTCGTTGTTCCCATTTGTCTACCTCCTTATTAATAGTCTTTTAAGTCTAATGGGTTGGTAGAAAGGGCGAACTAACTTCGCCCTTCCTTAAATTGTTTATGCTCCTGGTGAGCCAAATATTCCACGCCAGTCAGACCAG